CCGCCTCAGACATCTTCGCGGGATCAAGCAGGTTGCAGCAGATGATCGGCTGGCAGCCGAACATTTTGAAATGAGCGTACATCATTTCGCAGATGCTGTATTTACTCCAGTCGTTGGAGTAACCCAGCTTCTCCACCGCTTCGGCCCAGCTCGTGCAGAGCACGGGAACACCGGCACCAGCGGGATTCTCGGCACTCTGCACGGGGGCAGTGCCGATCACGAACGGAATGCCGCATTCCGCGACATTGGGGGTGCTGACAGACGTTGCCGCCTGCCGGACAAATACGCCATGGTTGGGCATAACTGTACCTCCTTATTTCTTTTGCACGGCTCTGTACGCACGGTACAGCGCGCCGCACTTGGATTTGATCTGAGCCTTGCTCTCGGTCAAGGCATCGCCCGCAACGATCAGGTCGGCGACGGCGGGGTATTTCTCGACCGCCATTGCGACCTCCGGCAGCGCAAGGACTTCCTCTTTGCTGCCGCCGTACATCGCCCCATACTGGATCGTGCCGACCACAGTAGGGCCGATATAGCAATAGCAGCCAGACTCTTTCTGCTCCGCCTTTTTCCTGCGGGTGCTATTAACTTTGGAATTGCTCATGTAAGAAATCGACCTCCCTTTGAACAGGTATGAGCTTCCATGTAGAGGACATCTCTCCGGCATAGAACGGCGCCGTATCCGTATCAGGATAAACCATGTACTCAAGCCCCTCACTGAGATCAAGGCTGAAACGGTTATCCAATACGCCTGTCCGCAGCAGCTCAATACGCAGCCGCTCCATGAGATTGAGGAGCATCAGGCCGCCCTCTTGTTCATCATCGTTGTAGACAACAAAGATGGAGCGCACCGATGCGGAGGATTGGACGCGCTCGCCGGACGGCTGCTGATCCTTGCTGGTCAGCAGCTGGTGGATGATATACGGGGCTTTCTTGGTGGCAGAACTACCGTCCGGCAGCCGCATGAGATATACATCCGCAGGACGGTAATTCTGTGCTTCGTCTGCGCTCTGAACTTTAGTTGGCATGATCAGGTCAGCCGTTACCTTTTCGGTGAAGGCTTTCAGCTGTTCCAGCAAAGCAGTTCTTGTCATGCTCTCACCACCCGTTCATCACGCGCATCAACTCATGCTCGATACGCTTTTCGTAAGTGTCTGCCATCTTTGCCTCCATCTCGTCGAGGACATCCTCGTTGGAATACATCATCTGCGGCGTGGCCGGTCCGTACAGCTCGTGGATCGGGAAGCGCTCGTCGCCCTCGCGCTCGAAAACGCCGCGATGCCCGCCGACCTGTGCGACAAAGGCGTGGTCGAGCTGGGACGCCGCTTTCTCACGCTTGACCTGCGTGACGATGCGCCCGTCCTTTCCAAACTTTGTGTTGAACACCAGCAGCGGTATCACATAGCCGCGAAAGCCGAACTCGACGGAGATATTGCCGCCGGCATCCTTTACGAAATGATTGATGTTCTTTGTCCGCGACAGAAATTCGTTGGAGCTGATCGAATACTCCTTTGTGACCGCGCTTTTGGCGACTGTCCGCCCTGCGGCAGCGGAGCGGGTCAATGCGCTGCCGACCGCCTTATAAAGTCCACCGTTGATGCCGGAAAGCAGCTTCGATACGCGACCGAGGCTTTCTTCGGCAATATCGACGGTAAGGCCGGCATAAACCGCGTGGCGGCTTTGGACCTTCGTCACATCGCTCATTCGTCTATCGCCTCCAACTCTACGCGGAGCATCCCAATCTCGCAGACAGAGGCGGCGACGTAGAACTCTCGGAAGAAGCCCCCGCCACCCTCTCTGTCGTTGATTTTGATGCGTGTGCCTTTTTCCGGCTGCTTTCCGCCGAGGTCGGACATGGCGCAATGCAGCACGGACGACACAAGATAAAGCCCCTGTGCGTGGTCGCGCATGAGTTGCCTGCGGTCTTTCTCCTTCATGCCTGTGAGCACAATGGGGATATCCTCGTAAACCTCGCCGTCGTACTTGATCGTACGCTTTTCGGCGAACTCGCCGAGGTTGAGAAAGACGCTTTGGTTATCTGCGGCCACCATGTCCTTGAAGCCGCTCATACCACGGGGTTCTCCGGCGCGAGCGCAGGCGGGGGATCGTTGTCGCCGTTATCCGCTCCGTCGTCGCTTTCGGAGATAGCATCCTCCAGCGGGACATTCGTGATGGCGGCGATCAGCTGCGCCTTGGTCTTGAGCTTGGCGGTGTCGATACCCATCTCCTTTGCCAGCTCCGCGAGCTTGGCGTTGGTCAGCCCCTTGAGCTGTTCGGGGTCGAGAGAGTAGCTTTCCTGCCCCCCTGCGGCGTTTTCGCTGTTGGGCGTGTTCACGCCTGCCCCGCTATCGCCATCGCCATTAAGCGGCGTTGCAACGCCGTTCTCGCCCTCTTGCGGAAGCGCGGTGGGAATATCCTCCGCACTTTCAGCAACGCCGAGGGCAAAAAGACGCGATGCCTCCTCTGCGGAGACATCGCAGGTATTGCCCCTATCAACAGGAATAGGGTGCGTAGAGCCAGCAGGCCGGTATCCGTAAGTGCCGGAAATGATCTTTACCTTCATGTCATGCTCCTTTCATGCGTGGCGATCAGCCGACAACATTCGCCGCGTAGATGTACGGGCAGTAGTTGTGAGGAGCGGCCAGCGGACGGGAGGCCAGACGCAGCTTGCGGAGATCCTTGTCCTGGTCGATGGAGAACTTCGGGACACGGATATTGGCGTGGGAAGTGAAGTCCGTGCTGCCGTAGTCAATCTGAGTGATCTGACCGTACATCATGTGACCGCAGCGAGGGGCGGTGACCATCGCGGAGGTCGCGGGGAAATACTTCTGCGTGGTATTGGAGGCGTCAACATACGTCTCATCCACAGAGATCAAGTTGAGCTTGAAGCCGCCGAAATTCAGCGTACCCATATAGACCACGCCGTCGTACTGGCTCAGCTCCTGCTCGATCGTGCCGATGATGATGCCGCTGTTGCGGTCGAGCAGCTTCTGCACCTTCTCCATCTCCAGTACGGCATCCGCTGCATCAGAGCCGAGCACAAGGTCGGCGGCAGGGAGGCCGCGGCTGGACAGCTTGCGGCACATAGCCTTAACGTCGCCGAAGAAGTCGCCGCCGGTGGCATTCCACTTCGTTGCAACGGTATAGGTGTGGTCGCTGGCATCGTCGAAGAACTTGACATACAGGGTCTCGCCCTCGGTCTTGTCGTCAACATAGGTCTGCATGGTGCAGGCGTTGTTGATCATGGTCTGCGCGCACATCCACTCCTCACGGCGCACGATGCGGCGGTCCATATCGGTCAGGTCCTGAAGCTGCAGGCGAGCCGCACGCTGGGCAGGGGTGCTGTTGGCGTAGAGCGCTTCGCCGAAGCCGCGCTTGCGAAGCTCGTCCTCGGTCAGCAGGCGGGACGGTGCGATGAATGCGGGCTGATACTCGTGGATCTCATAGCCGCGGCGATCCATGGGGATGTCGCCGGCACGGGCCGAAACGAACGCAGCCATCTTGCGGTCGCCCTTGCGGTATTCGGTCAGCACCTTATCGCAGGCAAAGATGTCGCTTTCTTCGGTGATGAAATAACGATCTTTGAAAAAAGTCTGCTGAGGAACGATCTCCTCGGCAATCGCCAGCAGCGCGTAGGTATCGAAGAAATTCAGAGTTGCCATGGTCTTATCCCTCCTTAGTTGGCGGCGGCAGCGGCCTTGAAGACGATGTTCCGCATACGCAGATTGTCCTTGTCGCCGTCTGTCATGGTGTAGCTGGCTGCTACGGTCACCTTGCCGGGATCAAAGCAGCCCGCGGTGTAAACCGTCACCTTTTCATCGGCGGCGGTGCCGACCTCGATGTCATCGCAGAGGATGCAGTCGGGGGTCAGAGTTTCATTGGTCTCGGCGGTCGTGCCAAGCACGACCAGCTTACCGTCGCCGGCCGTGCCGGAGGACTTGGCCAGCACAGTCCCGCGCTTGAGCACGGCGGCGGTAGTCAGCTTACGGATAGTGCCGCCGCTTACCTGCGGGGCAGGGGTAATGCCGGTGAGGAGACCATCGAAGGTCATCTCGCCGATCTTCTGGCTAAGGTTCTTCATCGGTTAGCCCTCCTTCTTGTTCTTGCCGAACAGCGCAGAAATCTCGGCACGAGCCTTGTTCATACGCTCCTCGGGCGTCATGTGTGCCTCGTCGTCCTTGCCCTCGCCTTCGTTGGTAGGAGCGGGGGTGGAGGAGACGTTGCTTGCGCCGGAGTCCTCTCCGTCGCTGGCGAGATCAGACAGGAATTTCTTGCCGTGCTTGGCGGCTTTCTTCGCCTCGGCCATCATCAGGTCGGCGGCGGTGCAGGGCTTCTCGCCGTACTTGGCTTCGCGCACAGCTTCATCATCGAGCAGGCAAGCGATCTCGTCGATTTCCTGCATACGGGTGCGCTCCGCCTGCACAGCGGCATTGATGGTCTCGGTGCTATCGACAGAAGCGCGAGCCTCCTCTTCCACCTGAGCCACTTCGTTCGGGTATTTCGCCCGAAGCTCTTTTACGTCCATGGGATATCCTCCTTCTTCTTTGCCGGTGGTCTCCGGCTGGTTTTTATATGCCTCAACCGAGGGATCGCCCTCAGATGTGACCGTGGGAATACTGTCCGGTGCAAACATGCCGGGCGCAAGGTGCATCTGCCGCCCGTTCACAAACAGGCTGCGCCCGTCCGTACTGGCGGCGATGGTGGTCGGCTCTGCGTCTTCGATCAGCTCGTCGGCAAAGTGCTTTTCGATGGCTTCACGCCCTGTCATATAGGTCGTGTCAGCCATCATATGTGTGATCACAGTTGCGGACAGGCCGGTTTTCCGCGTGTAGATCTCCACCTGCATCTTGTCCCATGCGTCCTGCTGAGACGCCTGCTCGCGCAGTTCGTCGGCGTTATAACCGCCCCACAGGAACTGCCAGCACTTGTGGATCATGATAAGGCTGGACGGATTGACCCTTACGGTGTCACAGGCACACATAATGAGGCTGCCGCC